AACAAGTTGATGCTGCAAAAGCTTCTTTTGGAACTGACAATGTTGATAAAAGTTTTGATAGAAAATTAAAATCTCTAAAAAGAAAATTAAAAAGAGCAGATAAACGTGGAATAAATATAGAAAGCTATGATACTAGAGACGCTTCAGGTGTAGGAATTACCAAATCACCAGTTAAACACAACTCAGCTTCTGGTAGAAGTCATATACATAGTAAATATCACACTTCTTATGAAGGAGATGCTACTTTTCCTAAAGATAAAAAGAAAGGCGGACCAGTTGTAAAAGGAGATCACGGGCCAAGTAGATTTAAAAAACAAAAACAAGAAGCAGAAGCTAATAAAGAAAATAAAGAAAAATAAAACTAAAATAACTAAGCAATGAACTCACCATTAAAAAATCAAAATAAGGGATACGAATCCCCAAAACAAGAAAAAGCAAACTTGATGCATGATAATCCAATAGCAAAAGACGCTAGTGGAGGAAGAGATAAATCTTTTATGTCTAAGCATTCAAAATCAAGAATGTAACAGTACGAGAACTGTTTAAAACTCGAGTCAAACAATAACAATAACAATAACAAAAACAAAACAAAATGGCAAAATTTGTAAAATTTAAAATTTCTAACGGTACTACTTTAGCTGCTGGTGGAAACTACGCAAGAGACGTACTCGTTAATATTGACGATATTGAAAACGTAGCTGATGCTGTAAATGGTGGTGTTTATACTGCAATTGTAACGCTAAAAGGTATTGTAGGATTAGAAGCTGGTCATGCTAATGGCGCTACTGTTCCTGCTGGTACTATTGGTGGTAGAATACTTACTTTAACTGTATCTACTTCTGCTACTGCTGCTGTAAATCCAACAGCTATTACAGTTAGTGGAAACATGCCTTCGCAAGCAATTATGAGAGCTATGACTGCAAACCCAGGTGGTGTTGCTGCAAGTGCTCAACTAGGCTTAGATGGTGGTGGTGTAAGACCAGCTGATGACCAAATGTATTGGTCAAGTGCGGTATTCAGTTCTGATAACACTTTATAAACTAAATTATGAAATCTAGAGGCTTAGGTGACAACATAGAGAAGTTTACAAAAGCTTCAGGTATCAAAAAGTTAGTTGATAATGTATCAAAAGGTTTAAACATTCCCTGCGGCTGTTCAGGTCGTAGGGATGCTTTAAACAAAATGTTTCCTTCAAAAAAATAATTATGGCTTTTAAACTAAACAATCCTCCGTATACTAAAAAAACTCCGGTATATCATGTACCTATGGAAGATGGTGTAATGGGTAAAGCTAATAATAATGGAACTATTATTATAAATAAAGATGTAGATCCTGAGCAAGCAGAAAAAGTAGTAGCTCATGAAGAGGTTCACATTGATCAAATGAAAAGAGGTGATTTAAATTATGATGATGAAAACGTGTACTGGAAAGGAAAGACATATCCAAGAAGCGAAATGAATGAAGGTGATTCTGCTTTACCTTGGGAAGATGAAGCATATAAAAAAGTAGTATGAGTAAAAAGAAATTCAAAGACACAACCGTTGGACAATTATTGTTTGGAGCAGCTTCTGTAATAAATCCTACTTTAGGAAATATATTACAAGGCGTAACTTCACCAAAAGAGGCTATTGAAGCTATTACTAAAGCCGATGCTCCTGCAGAGGATAAGGTAAAACTACAACAAATAATATACGAACAACAAACAAAAGAAATAGAAGCTATCACATCTAGATGGAAAGCGGATTCTATGTCTGATTCATGGCTAAGTAAAAATGTACGTCCACTAGTATTAGTGTGGTGTATAGTTATATTTTCAATGGCAGGAATTTTAGACAGTATAGAGACGCTACCATTTCATATAAATGAATTATGGAATGATACTTTCGAGAAAATAATGATGTCAGTCGTCTTAGCCTATTTCGGTGGACGAACGACGGAAAAAGCAAGTAATATATTTAAACAAAAATAAAAATTAAAATGGGATATTTTAGCAAAGCAATAGCTATAACAAAAAGCGATACAATAAATACTCTTCCAGCATGGGAATTTATGAATCAAACTGGAACTCTAGGTACTTACTTAGCAGGTTCTTTAATTTATGTTGGAGGTGCAGGAGATGTTAATGTTATCCCTGCAGGAACAGTAGGTGTACAAAACACAGTAATATCTTTAAGTATGATTAACGATCAAAGAGGTACTAACTATACAGCTGCTAATAACGTTGCCACAACATCAACTGGTAGTGGATCAGGTTTAACAGTTAATACTACCGTTGCTTTTCAATTAGTAACTGCTGTTGCTGTAGGTAATAGTGCTGGTAGTGAATACAAAGTAGGTGATATAATAACAATTACTGGTGGTGACGCTAATGCTAAAGCTACAATAACAGAAATAAAAAGTTTATTACCTGTTGTAGGAGATGGAGTTGAATTTTCTGGATTAGACGCGGGAGATATTGTACCTATATATGTTGATTACGTATTAAGTACAAATACTAGCGCTACATTGTTAGTAGCTGGTAGAGAATCATCTATGTAAATAATTAATATACGGGTGACTATATAAATAAGAATAATAACAAATTAAATTAAATTAAAATTATGAGTAAAGAAATTAAAAAAATTACTGACGAGCAATTAGAAAAAGTAAATAAACAGCAAAATGAACTTAGTGAATTACTAAGATCATTAGGTGTATTAGATGTTCAAAAACAAAATTTACATCAAAAAATTAGTGATCTTTCTAAAGTTATTGAAGAAACTAAAAAAGAATTAGAGGAAGAATATGGTTCTGTTAATATCGATTTAAAAGACGGATCATATACTGACATCGAAAAAGAAGATGCAAAGTAATATTAGAAAAATCAGTATTGGATCTGATTATAAAAATGATGCCATGCATTACGCGATTGGACAACAGGTCTATGGTGGACATGATATAGCTTATATCGTATATGATGAATCCGATAATTCTTATAATATTTATATAAAGAAAAACAATGAGGTGTTGCCTTGGAAGAAGTTTAATTCTAACATGGCAATATCTGTTGAGTATGATTTAGAATACTAATGAAAAGTTTATATGATTTTATTATACAACCTTTAGGTGATAAATATAGTAACACGGTAAAGATTGGAAACAAAAATATTGTTGTTAATACTAAAATTGAAAACTGGAAGTTTGTAAATAGATTAGCAATAGTAAAACAAACTCCTTTAGCTTTTAATACTAAAATAAAAGTAGGAGATATTGTAGTAATTCATCAAAATGTTTTTAGAACCTTTTATGATATGAGAGGTGAAAAAAAGAAAAGTAGATCTTACTTTAAAGATGATTTGTATTTTTGTGCTATTGATCAGGTATATTTATATAAAAATAAAGAAGGTTGGCATAGTTTTGGCGATAGATGTTTTATAAAACCTATTAAAGATACTGATGATCTAACGTTAGATAAAGAGAAAAAGTTAATTGGCATATTAAAATATGGTAATAACTCATTAAACGCACTTAATATTAACCCAGAAGACTTGGTAGGTTATACGCCGAATGGAGAATGGGAGTTTTTAGTAGAAGGAGAGCGTTTATATTGTATGAAATCAAATGATATTGTTATAAAGTATGAGCGTAAAGGAAACGAAAAAGAATATAATCCAAGCTGGGCGAGTAGCAGTTAAAGAATTAATTAAAGTTGCTAAAGAACCCATTATAGATTTTGGACCAGATATTTCCGCAGATAGATTAAAGAATGCTGCAGCTACTAAAAAATTAGCAATATTTGATGCTTTTGAGATTTTGAATAGAATACAAGAAGAGCAAGATATGTTAGAAAATAAACCTAAAGAAGTGAAAAAAGAAACTACTTTTAAAGGTTTTGCAGAAGGGAGATCTAAGTAATGTACGAGCAAACTTTATATAAAGTATTACCTAATTATATTAAACCTAAAACTCTTAAAAAACAAAATAAATTTAAGAAGTGGGAGTATGGATATAATGAAGATCACGATATGGTGATTATATCTAAAACAGGTGAAATAGGTGAGGTATATGAAATTCAAAATTTAAAAATAGCTTTACCTAAAAAAGAAAAGGTTCATAAATTTGAAAATGATAGATGGAGTAAAACTGAATATCCTAAAGCTTTAAGTAAAATTAAAACGGTTTTTGATTGGAAACAATATCCTCAAGACTTTAAAGAAAAGTGGTTTGAATATATTGATGAAGAATTTAAAAAACGTGAAGAAGGTTATTGGTTTTATAACAATGGAAAAGCTACTTATATTACAGGTACTCATTACATGTATCTACAATGGTCTAAAATTGATGTTGGAGCACCAGATTATAGAGAAGCAAATAGATTATTCTTTTTATTTTGGGAAGCTTGTAAAGCTGATATAAGAGCATATGGAATGTGTTATCTTAAGAATAGACGTTCTGGATTTTCTTTTATGGCTTCAGGAGAAGTTGTAAACTTAGCTACAATATCTAGTGATTCAAGATATGGAATACTATCTAAAACAGGTCCTGATGCTAAAAAAATGTTTACCGACAAAGTAGTTCCAATATCAGTTAACTATCCTTTCTTTTTTAAACCGATTCAAGATGGTATGGATCGACCTAAAACAGAATTAGCATATAGAGTACCTGCTTCTAAATTTACTAGAAAAAGTATAGAATCAGGAAGTGAGGATTTAGAGCTACAAGGTCTTGATACAACGATTGACTGGAAAAATACAGGGGACAATAGTTATGATGGTGAAAAACTAAAACTATTAGTACATGATGAATCTGGTAAATGGGAAAGACCAAACAATATTTTAAATAACTGGAGGGTTACAAAAACCACTCTAAGACTTGGTAGTAGGATTATTGGTAAATGTATGATGGGATCAACATCTAACGCATTAGATAAAGGAGGTAGAAATTTTAAAAAACTATATGATGATTCAGATGTTACGAAAAGAAACAGCAATGGACAGACTCGCTCAGGACTATATTCTTTGTTCATTCCTATGGAATGGAATTACGAAGGATACATTGATTCTTACGGGATGCCTGTATTCGACACTCCACAAAGAAAAGTGCATGGACCTCATGGAGTACCAATTAAACTCGGAGTTGTTAAATATTGGGAGAATGAGGTAGAAGGATTAAAAGAAGATCAAGATGGTTTAAATGAATTCTATAGACAATTCCCAAGAACCACTAAGCACGCTTTTAGAGATGAATCTAAATCATCTTTATTTAATCTTACAAAAATATATCAACAGATAGATTTTAATGAAGATTTAAAAAACACATTAGGGGTTTCAAAAGGTAGTTTTCAATGGGAAAATGGTCATAAAGATACAAAAGTTATATTTGTTCCAAACAATCAAGGAAGATTTTTAGTAACGTGGGTTCCACCTACGCATCTTCAAAACAAAAGATATTTAAAAAATGGAGTTAATTATCCTAGTAATGAGCATTGTGGTGCTTTTGGATGTGACCCATATGATATATCTGGAACTGTAGACAAAAGAGGATCTAATGGATCTTTACACGGTTTAACAAAATTTAGCATGGAAGAAGTTCCACCTAATCATTTTTTCTTAGAATATATAGCGCGTCCACAAACTGCTGAAATATTTTTTGAAGATGTACTTATGGCTTGTGTATTTTACGGCATGCCAATATTAGCAGAAAACAATAAACCAAGATTACTTTATTATTTTAAACGTAGAGGTTATAGAGGTTTTGCTATGAACAGACCAGATAAAAAAAGAAATAAATTATCTGTTACAGAAAGAGAAATAGGTGGTATACCTAATTCAAGTGAAGACATTAAACAAGCTCACGCATCTGCTATTGAAACCTACATAGAACATTTTGTAGGTTTAAAAGAAGTAGGTTATGGAGATATGTATTTTCAAAGAACATTAGAAGATTGGTCTAGATTTAATATAAATAATAGAACAACTCATGATGCTTCAATTAGTTCAGGTTTAGCTTTAATGGCTTGTAACAAACACAGGTATTCACCTGTTAACAAGAGAGAATTAAAAGCTGTTGATCTAGGTATAAAAAAATACAACAATAAAGGAACTTTATCAAAAATTATAAATTAATGAATATATATACTAATACCAATAGTGCTTTCCCTAGTCAAGTAGTGAGTGATGCTGAAAAAGCAAGTATTGAATATGGGAGTCAAGTTGCTATGGCCATAGAATATGAATGGTTTAAGACAGGAAGAACTAATGGAAATAGGTATTTAACTAATTGGAATCAATTCCACCAATTAAGATTATATGCTCGTGGAGAACAAAGCATACAAAAATACAAAGATGAATTATCTATTAATGGTGATTTGTCTTATCTTAATTTAGATTGGCAACCAGTTCCTATATTATCTAAATTTGTAGATATAGTTGTAAACGGTATATCAGCTAAAACATATGATATTAAAGCTTATGCTCAAGATCCAGAGTCTATAAAGCAAAGAACTAAGTACGCTGCTAAAATACAAGAGGATATGCTTGCTAGAGAATATCTTAATTCTTTAAAGCAATCTTTAGGTATAAATTTATACCAAAGCTCTTCACCTGAAATACTACCTGAAACTCCTGAAGAACTTGAACTTCACATGCAACTATCTTATAAGCAAAGTATAGAGATAGCTGAAGAAGAAGCTATATCTTCTGTTATGGATCATAACAAATACGATTTAACAAAGCGAAGATTAAACATGGACTTAGCTGTTTGTGGTATTGCAGCTTGTAAAACAAACTTTAATACAGCTGAGGGTATAACAGTAGATTATGTAGATCCAGCTTATATGGTTTATTCATATACTGAAGATCCTAATTTTGAAGATATATATTATGTAGGAGAAATAAAGTCTATTACAATTCCTGAACTTAAAAAAGAATTTCCTGATATATCTAATGAAGAATTAGAAAGAATACAGAAAATGCCTGGAAATAGAAATTATATTACAGGTTGGGGAGGTTATGATGAAAATACTGTTCAAATAATGTATTTTGATTATAAAACATATCATAACCAAGTATTTAAAATAAAACAAACAGATCAAGGTTTAGAAAAAGCCTTAGAAAAAGATGATACTTTTAATCCTCCACAAAATGATGGTTTTGAAAAAGTAAGTAGAAGTATAGAGGTTTTATATAGTGGTGCTAAAGTGCTAGGAACTGATACTATGTTAAAGTGGGAACTTGCTGAAAACATGTCTAGACCTATGTCAGATACTACAAAAGTAGAAATGAATTACGCGATATGCGCGCCACGTATGTATAAAGGTAGAATAGAATCACTTGTAAGTAAGTGTATTGGTTTTGCTGATATGATACAATTAACCCACTTAAAACTACAACAAGTGTTAGCTAAAATGGTACCAGACGGTGTTTATTTAGACATGGACGGTCTTGCTGAAGTTGATTTAGGTAACGGAACTAACTATAATCCAGCAGAAGCATTAAATATGTATTTCCAAACTGGTAGTATTGTTGGTAGATCTCTTACTCAAGATGGTGATATGAATCCTGGAAAAGTTCCTATTCAAGAATTAACAGCTAGTTCTGGCCAAGGTAAGATACAAAGTTTAATTTCTACATATCAATATTATTTACAAATGATAAGAGATGTGACGGGATTAAATGAAGCGAGAGATGGTAGTACACCAGATAAACAAACATTAGTTGGTTTACAAAAAATGGCAGCTAACGCGTCTAACGTAGCTACTAGACACATCAAACAAGCTGGTTTATATATAACATTAAGGATAGCAGAAAATATTGCTTTAAAAATAGCAGACGCATTAGAATTTCCATTAACAGCTGAGTCTTTAGTTAATAATATTTCTAATTACAATGTAAATACTTTGATTGAGGTTCAAAACCTTAATCTTCATGATTTTGGTATATATTTAGAATTAGAACCAGACGAGGAACAGCAAGCTCAATTAGAGCAAAATATTCAAATGGCTTTACAGCAAGGTGGGATTGATTTAGAAGATGCTATAGATTTAAGACAAATAAAAAACCTTAAATTAGCTAATCAGTTATTAAAAGTAAAACGTAAAGCTAAAGGTAAGCAAGATCAAGAAAACTCTATGGCTCAAGCTAGAGCTCAATCTGAAGCTCAAGCTGATGCAGCTGAAAAAATAGGTTTAGCAGAAGTTCAAAAACAAGAAGCTATTTCTGGATCTAAAGTTCAATATGAACAAGCAAGATCTCAGATGGAGATTCAACGTATGCAAACCGCTGCACAATTAGAACAAGAAAAAATGCAGGCTCAATTCCAGTATGATATGCAATTAAAGCAGATGGATATGCAGTCAATGCAAGATAAAGAACAAAGAATAGAAGATCGTAAAGATAAGCGTATAAAAATGGAAGGTACGCAACAAAGTCAGATGATAGATCAAAGAAAAAATGATTTAATGCCAATTGATTTTGAAAAAGAAGGTGCAAATCCACAAGCTGATGGAATGCCGCAAGGACCAACAGCTTAATTATTAATTATTTAATTATATTATATTATGTCAGAATTAAAAACAAATGAACCTGTTAAACAGGAAGGTGACTTTAAAATAAAGTCTAAGCCTAAAAAACCTAAACAATTAGGTAATAGTGAACAGGAAGTAAAGAAAGTAAATTTAAAAGAACCGTTAGTAGAAATACCTAACGATGTTACCAAGGTTACAATACCTAAGGAAGCACTTAAAGAAGAAAACAATGCCATTCAAATCGGAGAAACAAAGGAAGTACCTGTGGAAAAACCATCCGGAGATAGCGCAGAGGTGGGAGAACCTATACAAGAGTCCAACGAGACTACTGAAGGGTTTTCTCCAATCAAAGAAGTAACGGAAGAAGTTAAAAAAGTAGAAGCAGAAATAAAAGAAGCTATTAGAGATGAAAAAGTATTAGGTAAACAATTACCTGAGAATATCGAAAAACTAGTTAATTTTATGGAAGAAACTGGTGGGACAATAGAAGATTACACTAGATTAAATGCTGATTATACTACTGTAGATGATACTACTTTATTAAAAGAATATTATAAGCAGACTAAACCACATTTAGATGCTGAAGAAATAGACTTTATCATGGAAGATAAATTCGATTTCGATACAGAAATTGACGAAGAGCGTGACGTCAAAAAGAAAAAACTCGCTAAAAAAGAGGAGATTGCAAAAGCTAAAAGCTTTTTAGAAGAAACTAAGAATAAATATTACGACGAAATCAAGTTGAGAACCGGCGTAACTCAGGATCAACAAAAAGCTATGGACTTTTTCAATCGATACAATAAGCAGCAAGAAATAGCTGAGCAACAACATCAAACATTCCAGGAAAATACAAAACAACTTTTCAATGAAAATTTCGAAGGTTTCGATATATCGGTGGGAGATAAAAAATATAAGTACAATATAAAGGATGTAGATAAAGTTGCTGAAAACCAATCAAACATTAACAATTTAGTTAAGAAGTTCTTAGACAATGAAGGTAATGTTACTGATGCGGCTGGTTATCACAAAGCAATTTATGCGGCTGAAAATGTAGATAGAATCGCGTCTCATTTTTATGAGCAAGGAAAAGCAGATGCAGTTAAAGACGTGGTGAATAAATCTAAAAATTTATCACCTATAAAAGCTAGAACCCAACAAGGTGAAGTTTTTGTAAATGGCTTTAAAGTTAAATCTGTTTCTGGAGCTGATTCTTCTAAATTAAAAATCAAAAGAAGAAAATTTAACTAATTAAAAATTTAAAATTATGAGTTTATCTCCACAATTTGGTAGTATTATTCCAAGTCCGATTCAAACTCCATCACCTTCAGCTTATTTAGCTTTTAACGGTGGAGCGAATGACTTTGCGCAACAATATTTACCAGAAATTTACGAACAAGAAGTAGAGCGTTATGGAAACAGAACGTTATCTGGCTTTTTGAGAATGGTTGGGGCAGAAATGCCAATGACCTCAGATCAAGTAATCTGGTCTGAACAAAATAGATTACATATATCCTATGACAACTGTAGCGTAGCTGCAGGAGGAGGAGCTGGTGCTGGTTTAGCATCTGTTGTTACAATTCCAGTTGGTGCAGGTGTAACTAACGTTATATCTATTAACGATACTGTTGTACTTTTAGACCCTAACGGTCAAGAAGCTAAAGGTATTGTTACAGCAAGAGCTGCTGGTAACGTAACAGTTCAACCATTTGCTAACGCAACATTTGATGCACAGGGAATTAGTATTGCTGCTGCAACAATTAAAATGTTTGTTTATGGTTCTGACTACACTAAAGGAACTAGCTTAGCTGCTGGTGGTGTAGGTAATTCAAACGCTAGAATAAGCGTTGACCCTTCATTCACACAGTTTTCTAACTCACCAGTGATCATAAGAGATCAGTACGTTGTTACTGGATCTGATATGGCACAGATTGGTTGGGTTGAAGTTGCTACTGAAGATGGTGCTTCTGGATACCTTTGGTATTTAAAAGCTGAATCTGAAACTAGATTAAGATTCGAAGATTACTTAGAAATGGCAATGGTAGAAGGTGAATTAAACGCTAACGTTAATGGTGCTGCAGGAAGTTATGCTACTGCTGTTTTACCAGGTACGCAAGGTTTATTTGCTGCTATTAGAGCTAGAGGTAATGTAAACGTTGGTTTTACAGCGGCTGCAGGACTTGATGAGTTTGATGCTATTCTTAAAAACCTAGATACTCAAGGAGCTATTGAAGAAAACATGTTATTCTTACAGAGACAAACATCTCTTGATTTTGATGATATGTTAGCTTCTATCTCTGGTGGTTTCGCTGGTGGTACTGCTTTCGGTTTATTCGAAAATTCAGAAGAAATGGCACTTAACTTAGGTTTCTCTGGTTTTAGAAGAGGTTCTTATGACTTCTATAAAACTGATTGGAAATACTTAAACGACGCTTCTACAAGAGGTGCTATCGTTGGTGTTAATTCAATTGAAGGTGTATTAGTTCCTGCTGGAACAAGCACAGTTTATGATCAAATCTTAGGTACTAACATTAGAAGACCTTTCTTACATGTAAGATATAGAGCTTCTCAAGGTGACGACAGAAGAATGAAATCATGGTTAACTGGTGCTGCTGGTGGTGCATTTACTTCAACTCTTGATGCTATGGAAGTTAACTTCCTATCTGAAAGATGTTTAGTAACTCAAGCTGCTAACAACTTCGTTTTATTCCAAGGATTATAGTAATCCAAATTTAAATAATTATCCCCGTCTTCGGGCGGGGTAATTATTATTAACTATTTAATTATATTATATTATGTCAAAAAATGAAAAAAAAGTAGAGGTTAAAAAACCTCAAGGCCCAAAATGGGAAGTAAGAGATAGAGTTTATTATTTAAAAGGAGATAAGTCTCCTTTAACTTTAACAATACCAGGTAAGCATTCAAAAAAGCATGCGTTACTCTGGTTTGACGAGACTACAGGAAAACAAAGAGAAATAAGATATGCAACCAATCAAGATTCACCATTAGTCGATGAGCAAAAAGGTGAAGCAACGATGGGTCATATAATTTTTAGAGACGGTTTTTTAAAAGTTCCTAAACATAAACAGAATTTACAAAAACTACTTTCACTATATCACCCTTTAAAAAATAAAACATATGAAGAGTATAGTGCTGTAGCAGAAGCTAAAGATGAACTATATGATTTAGAAATGGAAATAGAAGCATTAAATGCAGCTAGAAACATAGACATAGATCATGCTGAAGCTATATTAAGAGTTGAAAAAGGTTCTGAAGTAAATAATATGAGCTCTAAAGAAATTAAAAGAGATTTATTATTGTTTGCGAAAAATAACTCAAAGTTATTTATTGCATTAGCTAATGATGAGAATGTGCAGTTGAGAAATTTTGCTATTAAAGCTAGGGAACTAGGTATAATAAAGCTATCTCAAGATCAAAGAACGTTCTCTTGGGGATCAAATGACAGGAAATTAATGAATGTTCCTTTTGATGAAAACCCTTATTCAGCTTTTGCTGCTTTCTTGAAAACAGATGAGGGAGTAGAAATTTATAAATCTATAGATAAAAAGCTCAATTAACAAGTGATAATAATAGAGGGGTGACACTTTGTCACCTCTGTATTATAATAAAAAAAATATAATGGCAGTAAATATAAATACAGTATACACAACAGTCTTGTACATATTAAACAAAGAACAAAGAGGATATGTTACTCCATCAGAGTTTAATAGTATTTCTGCTCAAGTACAAAACGAAATATTTCAAGCTTATTTTCCAGACGGAAATCAAGTTAATAGATACAATCAAAACAATCAACAGAATGACACAGAGTTCTTTAACATGTTTAAAGACACTGCTTATAAGTTATATCCATTTGAACAAGATATAGCTTTTACTTATGTCGGTGGTAATACAGCTTGGCAAAACAACACCGCAAACGTTATCTACAAATTAGGTCAAATAATATCTACATACAATACAACAAACGTAAACAATCCAGTACGTAATTCAATAACTCAATTAACTAGTAAAAAAGATTTTGAATTAATTACAAGATCTAATTTAACTAGTCCTACCAATCAATATCCTATATGTTACACTACTAATAATGCTGGTTCATTAATAATAAGAGTATCTCCTAATCCAGATGTTTTAAGTATAAATTGCTTAACTGTTCCTACAGCTCCTATTTGGGGTTTTACTACTGGTAATTTAGGTCAATATATATACAATGCTGGTACTTCTACGGATTTTGAATTAGATATTTCAGAACAAACTAATATTATAACACAAGTCTTAAAATATTGTGGTATAATAATAAACGATCCTACAATAATACAAACTGCGGAACAAGAAGCAATGTCAGTTTCACAAAATGAAAAATCATAATGGCGCAAATAACAGAAACTAACCAACAATATTATCAAGGCTCACAAGGCTTTAGAGGAACAGGAGGTGCACTAACTATAACAACTACGTTTAATACTGATCTTTTGTATGGTAGTTGGAATCCAGCAGTAGCTGAATATGCTTTAAATAATTTTAAAATATATACTAGTACTACAGGTTTTCCAGGTAGTTGGACTGAGTATGTGTTACAATATTCTGTAACTGGAAACGCTATAACATTTGCTGCTAACCCTGCTAATAATTTATATATAGTTGTACAATTAAAAATATTAACTGGTGGTCAGTATGCTAATACTCCAGCAGAAGAAGCCGTAGGAGATGCAGTAGAAGAAAACTATGGGAGCTATCAATATATAAAACTAGGAGATATAATAGATAATTACATGGTTGGTTATGTAGGTGATGGAAAAATACTTCAAACTGCTAAAAAATCAGATGTATTATTTTTTGCTAAACGATCTTTACAAGAATTTAGTTATGATACTTTAAAAAGTATTAAATCTCAAGAATTAACTGTACCAGATAATTTATCTTTAATTATGCCACAAGATTATGTTAATTATGTGGCATTGTCTTGGATAGATCATTATGGGGTAAAAAGACCTTTATATCCTAACAATAATTTAACTATAAACCCTTACACTAAATTATTACAAGATGAATCAGGAATACCAACTCAAGATAATTTTGGTGAAGATTTAGAAGGAACGTCAATAACTGTAGAAAGATGGCAAGATACTAACCCTAATAGATTATTAAATGAAGAAGCTTTATATCTTCAAGATGAATGGGCTTATGGATGGTACTCTAATGATTTTGGTTCCGGACCATGGAATTGGGGAAGATTATATGGAATAGATCCTCAATATTCTAACACTAATGGATGGTTTGGGATAAATGAAAGAGAAGGTAAGTTTACTTTTTCTAGTAACTTAAGAGATAGATTAATTGTGTTAGAGTATATATCTGATGGACTTGCTTATGATTTAGATACTAGAGTACCTAAAATGGCTGAAGAAGCAATGTATATGAGTATATCATATAATTTATTAGCTGGTAGAGCAGGTGTTCCTGAAGGTCTAGTAGCAAGATTTAAAAAAGATAGAAGAGCAGCGTTGAGAAATGCTAAGATAAGATTATCAAATATTAAACTTGAAGAAATAGTTCAAGTAATGAGGGGTCAATCTAAATGGATTAAACACTAAAATTTAATGGCAAAAGTAACCAATAATTTCATTAAAGGTAGAATGAATAAAGATCTTGATGATCGATTATTACCTAGAGATGAATATAGAAATGCAGTAAATGCTCAGGTAAGTAGATCTGAAGGTCCTAATGTTGGAGCATTAGAAAATGTTTTAGGAAATATTTTATCTTTTGATTTTAGAGAATTATGTAATAATGATAATTTATTTTCTATAGGTTATTGCACTGACGAAATAAATAATAGAGTTTTTTTATTTTTAACAGATAACACAGGTGATGCTTATAAAGTTTCTTCTGGATCAGGTAAGACTTCTTACATAGTAATGTATAATGCGATTACCGAAGCAGGTTCTATATTAGTTAATGGTGATTTTTTAAATTTTTCTACAATGTTCCCAATAACTGGTGTAAATATATTAGAAGATTTATTGTTTTGGACAGATAATAGAAACCAACCAAGAGTAATAAATATATCTCTAGCTAATCCAAACAACGGTAGTAATCCCGCCTACTATACAACTGAAGATCAAATATCTGTTGCTAAATACAACCCTTATCAACCAATAGAATTATATAGACCAGCTTCTAATACAGCAACTGATTACGAAACATCTATGTATGATGTTGTAAGTAGGTATTATCCTGATGGTGGTGAAGGTGTTACAACCCAACAATATCAAAGTAGTGGTACAACAATGAGAATTGCTAGAGCAGGCTATCAAGGTGATTTACCTTATGGTGCTACTATAGCTTATATTAAAGATGGTGAGTTTTTTGAAACAGGTCAAACGGTAACTGCTGTATCAGGTGCAAACAACACTTATTTTCAACTAACTGTTCCAACAGAATCCCCTACATACACTATAGACACTGGCACAACCGTTATATTTAATTACAACCCTTATTATCAAATTGATTACAATGGTGATTCAGATTATTTAGAAGAATTATTTGTAAGATTTGCTTATAGATATAAGTTTGAAAATGGTGAATACTCTATAATGTCACCGTTTACTCAAGAATGTTTTATACCAAAACAAGATGGTTATTTTAGATATAAGGTAAATGAAGAAAGTGCTACAGCAGGTGTGGGTGCTAAAAATAATAGTCCTATACTGGATATTCAAGATGAAGAAGATACCTATAGAAGTACTGTTGTTGAATTTATGGAAAATAAAGTTAATAAAATAACATTAAGAATACCATTACCGGCAACTTCTAGTAATTTAAATAAAACTTTTAAAATAACAGATATAGATATATTGTATAAAGAATCTAATTCAAACAATATAAATGTTATTGAAACAGTTCCAATATCTAGGGTAAAAAATGGATATGGTAGAGCGGATGTAAACGGCGCAACAACTACTACTACATCTGTAGCTATAGACAATGTATCAGGTTCTATTAAAGTAGGTGCTTTAGTTAGTGGAGATGGTATAGTTAACAACCCTACTGTAGTAAGTTATGACGGTGGAAGTGCTCTTGTTTTATCTACTCCTCAAAGTTTAGCAAATAACGCTGGTTTAACGTTTGGTGATTCTAGTGTTTTTGAATATGAATATCAATCTACAAAACCCTATAAAGTTTTACCTTCTAGTGAAACAACAAGAACATATGACAAAATACCTGTAAGAGCTTTGTCTCAAGAAATTATAAGTAATAGAGTAGTGTATGGAAATTTCTTAGATAAACACACTCCTCCAAATACTATAGATTATAATGTTGCGGTAAGCGCAAAATCTGATTTTAATTTAGGTACAGCAACAACTACAAACACTGCTTTAGAACCTCAAGGAGAAACTGTTATTGCTATAAATACACCAACTGGTTCATGGGCAAATGGATATGTAGTAACATCTAATGTTGCTGGAGCAATTCCAGGTAATACTGTTATTGCTTCAAATACTGGTACTACAATTACATTATCTGCCGCGTTAGGTGGTGCTTTAGCCGCGAATTCAACGCTTACTTTTACCGCGCCTAACAATGTAAGATACACAACAAGTAAAATAGAATATCCTAACCACTCGTTAAAACAAAATAGAAATTATCAAGTAGGTATAGTATTATCAGATAAGTTTGGTAGACAATCTACAGTAATATTATCTGAGGGAGATAGCTCTGTTAAATTTAATAATGAATCTTATTTAGGTTCTACTGTTTTTTCAAGATACATAGCTTCAAGTGTAGAAGCTTTATCTTTTCCTGGAAATTCTTTAAAAGTTTTATTTAATAATCCTATATCAGGTGGAACAACAGGTGTATATAATGGTGATCCTACTAGTGTAGATTATAATCCATTAGGTTGGTACTCTTATAAAGTAGTTGTAAAACAAACAGAACAAGAATATTACAATGTTTATTTACCTGGTGTAATGGCTGCTTATCCTACAGATCCAACTAAAGAATTAGGTAAAACATCTCACGCTGTATTATTTAATGATAATATTAATAAAGTCCCTAGAGATTTAATAGAAGTAGGACCAGAACAAAAACAATTTAGAAGTAGTGTTGTATTACACGGAAGAGTAGAAAATGTAAACAGTACTGATGTTTGGCAGAATAATGCTCAATATTATCCTGGAAGTATTGCTCCTATAGTGAGTGTTATAGCTACTGATGATGATATGTTTAACGGTATATCTCAAACTGGCTACGTTGGAAGTCCAGATTTTTATAATGTTATTTCAAATCCTTTAATAGGAAGAATTAATACACCTTCTGGAAAATTTGGTGTGGCGTCGGTTATAACAACGGCAGATGCTTTAGCTGCTACAGCTACAACACCAGCCGCAACTTTAAGTGAAATAAATATAGACATAAGTACTATTGATCCTATATTTACCTCTGGTGGAAATCCAGTGCCTGGAAACAGTATAAGAGTTGGTCAAACAATAACTGGACCTGGTATAGCTGATGGAACAACTATAATACAAGCTCAAAACGACAATCCAGCTTGGCAAATAACATTAAGTCAACCACATTCAGGTGTTAACGCGGGAGATACTTTCACCTTTACACCAACAAATGATTCTCCATTTATGGGTTGGGTTACAATGCCTCAGTTAGCTGTTATGGAAACAGATCCTGTAGAATCTAATTTAGATATATTTTGGGAAACAAGCACAGCTGGTTTGATAACTGATTTAAATCAAGCAATATCAGGTGGTACTGCTGAAGGTGTTTCGTTTGGTTTTAATACTAATGACTTTGATGAAGGAATAAATACACAAGTAGGAAACAATGAAATGTGTTCATCAGATTTTTCTATACTAGATCAATTTGGTAACACAATAGTTTACGCGGCAACTAATCCACCTCAATTTCAATTAGTAGAGGTTAGAGATTTTAATAACAATGTAATTACTAGTACTAATGAAGGAGTTAGTAATACAGCGGTGTTTAATTTAGTAAGAGATGGTAATAACTATAATGTAAAGGTTCAAGATACTTTTTACTATAGCAATCAGCACGCTACTAATGATACTTATTCTTTTAAATTTGAAATTAACCACGCTGGTATTCAGACGTTTATTACAAAACAACCTGTGTCTTTGATAAATTTAGCTCCTGTAGTTTTAGCCAGTACATGTGGTAATCCTCCTATTTATGTTCCAGGAACCGGTAATGGTTCAAATGCTTTAGGAACTTTTAAAGTTCTTCAAGCAACAAATGGAGCTGCTTTTGGACTAGGAGTAACAAATCCTCAAGCTTGGAAAGATTTAACATGGAGACTTACAGTTACTAAAGGTGGTGTAGATTATGGTCCTCAAGGAAGCGGCGCGGTACAATTGATTCAATCACGGGTTAATAATTATTGGAGTGTTAACTGTAATTTTACTGGAGGTGATACTCCTAATAGTATGGTAGATGGACAATATGCTTGTGTAGCTACCGTGGAAGATGCCGGTGCTTTAACTGCTACGTGTAATTTTACTTTAGATATACAAAGAACACCTTGTTATACTTGGAAATATACATGGACTGATAGTGGTGATTTTATATCACTTAACTATACTGATTGTGAGGGTGAACAAAGAAACATAGGATTTTTTGACACCAATCCGGGAGGACTTGGTAATACTGGTAACTACGTATGTGCTCAAGACACTACTTATACACAAAATAGTTTAGGTACTAAGTTTACTAAACTAGCATTAAATAATCCTGATCCATTCAACACTTGTAATGGGTTGTAATAATGGATAAAAACAAGTAATACTAATAATATGGCTGCTATAATAGAAGTTAAATACTTCAATACATTTCTTCTAAAGAAAGTAAACCAAACAATTTCAACTCCTAGTTATGGAAACATACCTTCTTGGAATGGTTCTATGGGTATACCCGCCGCTAAAGGAGGTTATCCTATATCTGCTGCAGATGTTCCTAAAAATTGGGTTATAGAAGAATCTAGAATTAATGGTGGTTATAATAATACTTCAGTTTCTTTTGGTGCTAAAGCTTATTTAGTAGAAGAAGAACCTAATGGGTCTATACGTGGAAACTCTTTAATATATTCAGGTATATTTAATTCTAGAACAGGTATAAATAACACCAACGTGTTTTCAGTTGGTGATAACATAGTTAAATCTGTAGACCCAGCAAATGGATCTATACAAAAACTTTATGCTGAAGACACTAATTTAAATATATTTCAAGAATTAAAAATTAGTAGAGCTTTAATTGATAAAGACGCTATATATTCTGCTGAAGGCGGTGGAACTGTTACTAGTGCTAATCTTGTTATTGGTGCTATTCAACCTTACGCGGGTAAATACGGTATTAGTAACGATCCTACAAGCTTTGCGGTATACGGTACAGATAAGTATTTTACTGATAGAAACAATGGAACTGTTTTAAAATTATCTGGAGGTTTAGTTGAGATATCTAGAGCTAATATGATAGATTATTTTAGAGATAGATTAGGATCAGGTATTACAGTAGGTGGAGCAACAGGAAGAATTATAGGTGGTTGGGATATACATAATAAACAATATTTAGTATCTACACAAGAACCTGGAGCACAAGCTGATACTTTAGAGGGAGGATATGAAACAGTAGCTTTTGATAACCTTGTTCAAGGTTGGACTAGTTTCTTTACATATAAACCAGAATTAATGTTTAGTTTAAACAATAAATTTTATAGTACAAAATTTGGTAGTTTATATCAGCATTATTCTCAAGGTGTAAATAGAAACTTGTTTTATTCTAATGAAGGTCAAACTATAAAACCTACTTCTATAACTTTTGTTTTTAATGCTAACCCAAGTTCATCAAAAACATTTAAAACAGTAGAATATGAAGGAACAAATGGTTGGCAAGTTAATTCTTTTACTTCTGATTTAACAGGAGAAAACACGGTAACAACAAATTCAAACTGGATAAATTTTCAAGATACAACCGCTCAAGTATATAGTTATACTCAGGGTCAATATGATTCAGCAGGTAATGAATATCCAAACGCAACTGTTCCACCATTTTTCTATGCTGGATTTAATAGGAAGGAAAACAAGTATGTAGCTAATCTTATTAATAATAGTAGTGCTGCTCCTGGTGAAATAAACTTTGGTAGTTCTATATCTGGTATTAAAGGTTTTGTAGGTACAGTTACAATAGCTACTGATACAGTTACAAATAATGGAGGAGAAAAAGAATTATTTAATGTTAGTAGTGATTTTATAGCTAACAATGGATATTAAATTAAATTAAATGAAATTAAAAAAAGCAACAGCTGTAGAAGCTTTGCAGAAATTAATGTTTGAAGGTAAAGAAGAAGATGGGTTTTATGGAGATGGTAAAGCAATAGCAACAGTACCTGATATACCAATAATACATAATTTTGCAGATCAACTCTACATAAGACAAATGAATTTAAAAAAAGGACACGTTATTCTAGGTGCAGTTCATAATCACCTACATGTTTGGTTTTTATTAACAGGTTCAGTTATTATAAATAATAATGGTGAAAAGATAGAGCACGTAGCTCCTTGCTATACTGTATCAGAACCTGGTTCACAAAGAATTATTTTAGCTTTAGAAGATTCTATATTTGTAAATGTTCATAAGAACCCTACAAATACAAAAGATATAGCTGAATTAGAAAAAGAAATAGTCTCTATGACAAAGGAAGAATACAATAATAAATATAAATAATATGAGTTTTTTATTAGGATCCGCAGCAATAAGCGCGGGTACAAGCATACTCGGTGGTATCATTGGTGGTGGTAAAGCTAGAAGAGCAAGGCGAAGAGCTGCTAAGAAATTAAAAGCGATGAATGCTAAAATGGCACAATTAGAAGCTAATAGACAAGAAATCATAAATCCTTATGAGGATTCTACTAATTTAAGTAGTATGATGAGTAATCCTATGGCTAATCTTGCTGTAGCTACTCAAGCTACTGAAATGCAGATGGAAGAAACTGATCAAGCATTGGCCAACACATTAGACACTATAAGACAAACAGGTGGTGGAGCAGGTAGCGCAACAGCTTTAGCTCAAGCTGCTTTACAATCTAAGAAAGGTATTGCTGCTAATATTGAGGCACAAGAAAAATCTAATGAAATGGCAAAACAGCAAGGAGAACAAAGACTTCAAGACGCTAAAATAGCTGAAGAAAAAAGAATGCAGGGTCTTGATGCTGCAGGAAAACAATTTGTATTTGGCCAAAGAGAAGCAAGAGAAATGGGTCAATTAAATAGACTACAATCCCAAATAGATAACATGCAAGGAGTTAAAGCTAGAGCTGAAGCTGATCAAACAGCTGCTCTTACTGGTGCTATCTCTGGAGTAGCGGGTGCTGCTAGTTCATATTTTGGAGCAAAATCAGGAAGTTAAAAATATAGGAAATGGAAAATCAAAATATACACATAAATTTATTAATAAAGCAAATGTTACAAAGTGATAACATGGCTTATGTTCCTGGTTATCTAAGCTCTAAAGTAAATATTGATTACGGTGTTTTAAATAAAGCATATCAAGACACGGGTAGAATATACGCTAAATTAAAAGCTAGTCTAGAAAAAGGTAGTTGTGGAGATTGTATCAAAGAACAAAAAATGTTAACATATTTAGAAAGTGCTCCTAAATTATCATTAGATTTTTTAAGTAATGTTATGGGTGAATTACAAATAGTAGAAACATCAAACTATGATCCTAACAATTACTTTGGATTCATGGTTGCTAATTGTATTATTACTAAAAAACCAGGTTTTTCTAAAACTGATGGATATGATATTGGTTTAAAATTATTAAACAATGGTACACAAGAATTAACTTTTAGTGGTCCTTTATTAAAAGAATCTTTAATTATTAATAGTGCTGCTTTACAAAGTTTATTAGACGCAGATACATCTATGGTAGTTGAAACTCCAGATATTAATAAAAATATGACAGAACTACTAGTTCAATCTGGATTATTTATGCCAGAAGATGTTGGTGAAGATGGTCAATTATCTGCTAGTGCTAAAATATCAGAAGAATTTATTTTAAAATTTAATGGTGAACCTGATTACGAAATAATTGATATTGGTGGTGGTAAAGGAAGAAATGTATTAAAATTTGATATGGATAAGATTGAAAGGAAAATACAACCTTTTATAAACGCTGAAGTTGCTGGGATTCTTTCAGCAGAACAAGAAGCCGTAGCAGCTTGGAATGTTTATTTAGCTAAACTAAGTAGTCCAGAAGAAGACGATCAAATGGTTCAAAACGCTAACGCTGGTGGTGAGTCTTGGTCTTATGAAAAAGATTTACCATTACATCAAGATAAAAAAATATTATTTGGAAAACAATATAAAGAATTTTTTATAA